AGATACTTTGTATAATCCGGTCTTCCACCATCTATCTTTGCACCAGCAGGAGCCTTTGCCAACCAAGCAGTTTGCAATCTTTGCTTTTCTTCGTTTGTCAAATCTCTTCTGATTCCATTTAATTGATCGTCGGAAACTCTAACACTATTAGATGTCATGTCCATTATTTGTGATATACCAGCATGCATAGCATATTTGGTATCATCATCCCAACTTGCGTATGGAATAAGTTCGCGGTAAGCAAAGTTTACGCTTGAAACGGTTAGAGTATTTGTAGAAGCATTTTGGAACTGATTTAATCCAACACTTTTTGGATAAACTTCAGTCATTTTTATACCGTATAATCTTTCAGATTCCAACAACTCTAAAACATGACCAAAATTATAAACAAAGTTTGGAAGAGGAATAATTGATATGGAGCATTGTTTTGCGTAATCATCATAGAATGAAACATATCGTGATACTGGATCTATTATTGATCTCTGCCACGATCTAAAAAATGTATATTCATAAAGATCAGTACCGCAATTAAATTGAAACGATGCGTTGGTATCACCAAAATCTTGGGAATATGGAATTGATCTTTTTGGCCCTACAACACGAAAGTCTGATGTTGAAAAAGAACTTTCTGGTATGCTTGCTTGAAGACAGTTTAAAGAAAGTCTTTTGTTATCCAGACCCCACAAAAATCCATTTTCTTGCCTTTGCATTTCAAGAGAATTTGGAACTCCTTGAAGCAGAATGCAATATCTGTTAGATCTCAAATATCCTGTGGAACGACCAAAGTTTACTTGATCTTCTATAAAAGACGCACCTCGGTCTTTTGCAGATTTGCCACCTATTTGGAAGGAACGACTATCCGATCTACCAGGATTTCCTAAAGATGAAGAAAATGAACTAAGATTAAAGATATTATCCATTTATAGATTCCTTTATTGTTCTGCTGCCCATTTAAAAACTTCTTCTCGTGTTTTTCCTATAAATCTATCTAGGGGCAAAAATGGTAATATTTTCCAGTCAATAGGTTTGATATACAACGCCCCACCAATAACCCGTGTGTAATCATATCTTTTTATTGCAGTCCTTAAAAATTTATTCATAAGAGGGCTTGAACCCTTTATTTTGTCATACGATGCTTTTATGAATACAGAAGAGGGGTCTGCTGGATACTTATACCATTCGTCTATATTTGTTTGTGTTAGTAGATAGTTTAAAAATACAGCACGGTTATAGTGTCTCAGATAGTGCAGGTTCAATCCTAAAACCGATCCTTTATCCCACTTTAAAACAATTATCAACGGAAACTGATCGTAAAATGGCAATTTACTCTTATTACTGGCGTGTTTGGGATTATATTGAAAGAAGTACATACTTCCCGCCGCCATTGATTTGTTGGAACTTTTTCTTAAGAGAGGTTCTCGGTATATCGTTCCAACCTCTTTTAACGCATTACCCAACCAATGTGTTGCTTCTCGGTCGGCAATATCATAGTTCTCAAACTTAAATCTTCTTACTATTGCGTTTACTTCTTCTCTACTCAATTTTGAACGCCTTTATACTTTTCCAAAGATTTCCTTTTCCGTCAGTATCTTGAATTCCCAACCTTTATCTAAACAATAATTTCTAGCCGCTTCCCATTTGGTGCTGTTGATAATCCAGTCCCGCATCTTTAGCATAGCCCCCCTAGTCATCTTTTTGCCTTCCGATATGGTAGGTTTTTCTGTCATATTTTTTGGTTTTATTTCTATTAGGATACACTTTTCGTTATTATCCGAATCTCGTGTCTTTATCCAAAAATCAACGAAATACCTGTGAATCTTACCATCTAACGGAGATCTATACGGAACTATCACTTCCTCGGAAGACCATGCAATAATAGAGTCATTGGTATCACAATACTGCATAAACCTTCGTTCCCACAAGGAACGATATACACAATTTGTTGGATCACCTTTGTATTTTTCAGGACTTTTAGGTTTATAAAACCCCTTATATGTTTTAAAAGTTCCGATTCTAAACCCCTCCTACTATCTATATTATTTAGTTAAATTTTTTTGAATAAATAACTCTACACACCTTAGAATAGAAAGGATATTCTATATGCCAGATCTAGGCGAGGGGGCATTCAATGGGGCTCAAGGATTAAGAAAAGGATTTCAGCAGGTAGATCCAAAACTTTTGGATGCTGATACCAATGCCGTCTATCAGAACGGTCAAGATTTTGACATAAAAACGGATGATCCCGCTCTATTAAATGATAATCAAGACATTTTCTATGATTCTGCCACCAATACTTGGAAGGTGAAGCCATCACCCAACAAAGCCAAAGCAAATGCTATTCTAAAAGATTTGCAGGATAATGAGCAGAGGAAGATACAACAAGACAGAGAAGAAGGATTTAGACAATTACAGCAACAGGATAGTGGTTACTTTAGTGATGCCAATCAAATTAAACCAGCAGGTAGCGATAAGGAAATGATATTTTCTTATCCATATGATTTGGGTCTTACTCCAGAACTAAAAAATTGGATATCGTTTGAGATGTTTGTTTCTGGCGGAAATAACTTGAAAACGAATACTGATTCCAAATCTGATGCAAATCCTAGAATATACGGAATAGACATTAAAAAAATGTCTTCAACAGTAGGACTTGATCCAGAAAAGGTTGCTGGTGTACTAGCAGCCCCTGCTAATTTAGTAAACAGTCCAGCAGGAATTGCACTCACTCTTGGTTCTTTTGGGTTGGGTGCAGGATCACTAGCGTCAAGTGGTATAGGATCACAAGTAGCAAAAGATTTATGGAATAACTTCAGTTATGAAGGAAGTGATAAAGTTGGTGCAGGAGAATTTGGGTTTGGTCAAGAAACTACGGGAATGAGCACAGCAAACCAAAGAGTTCCTAGAACAATATGCTTATACATGCCATCAAATTTAAAAACTTCTTATGGCGTTGAATATACGGAAGAAGATTTTACCAAACTTGGAGTTGTTACTGATACTATGAAAGTTACTGCACAAACTTTAACCAATTTGTTTAAGAGTAGAGGTGTGAATGATGAAAATCTTTCAGCACAGATACGAGCCACAATGGAAACTTTTGGTAGACAAGCATTGAGATCTAGCGGAGACTACTTGAACCAACTAACAAAAAATTTAGGAGGAGAACTTGGAGGTCAACTAAATCTTGCGAATTATTATAGAGCAGTAAGCCGAAAAGTTACTAATCCATTTATCATAAACATGTATAAATCCACAAAGCGAAGAACTTTTGAGTTTACTTTTAAATTTTTACCAAGAAACGCAAAAGAAGTTGAAACTACCTATCAGATAATAAATCTATTCAAAAGATATTCTTTGCCAAAAAGAATAGGCGGATTGGCAGGGCGTTATGTAGAGTTCCCCGCAGAATTCCGAATCAGATTTAATCACGATGGAATGGAAAATTTATACTTGCCTAGAATAGGCAGATGCTCTTTAACTGATATAAATGTGACTTACGGTGATGAACCATTTTCCACATTTGCTCCAGTTTCCACACAAACCGATAGAGGAGAACCTGTCGGAGGAGCCGCACCAACAAAAATTGAGATGTCTTTAACCTTCTCAGAACTAGAAATTCTAACAGCAGACAGAATAGAGCAAGGATTCTAAAATGAGTTATTTTTCCGCATTTCCAGTTACATCTATTGTTTTAGATGGTGAAAATCTAGAAGTAAAACAAGTAAAAAACATACTTGTTCGTGCTAAATTTTCCAATTATCTTAAACAAAAAGAGGGTCTATTTGCTCCCTATAGAATAAAGGAAAATGATAGACCAGACACTTTAGCGCACACCTTTTACGGTAATTCCAATTTACATTGGGTAATTCTTCTGTTTAATGAAATTTTAGATCCGTATTTTGATTTGCCTCTAAACGAAAGAGCCTTAACAAATTACATTGCAGAAAAATATTCAGGTTATGCTGTGTATACAGACGATATTTTTTATTATGCATCAGGCTCAAAACGATCTCAGGAAATACTAAAAAGTGAACCTATAATTAACGGAAACACAACAGCAAAAGTAGTTACATCAACCACTACTAATAATTTGTTAATAACATCATACGATCCGACTCTCAGTAAAATGGTTGTTTATGGTGATGTAGGAAATGCTGGAGTGCCTGCAACAGATGCAAACATACTAACAATAACAAATTCAAATGGTTTAAATATAGAAACAAAAATACGATATGTAGAACCAAATTCTACAGCAATTCATCATTTTGAGGATAGCGATGGTTCTTGGGCGAATCCTAGAGGAATTCCATTTGAAGACACAACAGAATCTAGAATAAGGATATACACTTCGGGCACTCCAAGAACTCTTAATTTACTAGGAGAAGTAAGTAATACGGACTATGAAATTTCTCTGAATGAAAACAAGAGAGTTATAAATTTAGTCAAACCCGAATACATTGATATGGTTGTTTCTCAAATGACCGATTTACTTAAGCCAAAAAGAAAAACACAAGTATAATAAATTATGGCATTACCAAATATAAACGATAGTACTATAGAAGCAGCAACACCAGCAAACAAGATAGCAAATCTTGGTGACATCATAATTAAAGATGTTATGTTGACAACTAGATCTGGGTTATCTGTTAGTCTATTAAAACTTATAAGTTCGGTTGAAATATACGAAGACATTTATTTCAATAGTTTGTCTGGAACTATCTCGTTTATAGATTCTTTGGCTTTGGTGACGCACGCACCAATTATCGGAGACGAAAAACTATCAATATCCTTTTACACTCCAGGTCAAGACAATCAATCAAGTAAAGAAATTACACTAATGATGCGAGTGTATAAGTGTACGAGAAATACTATTGGCTCCTCGGATAAAAACGCTTTTGTCACCCTTGAATTTGTGTCCCCTGAATTTTTTGTAAATACTCAGGTAAAATTTTCAGTATCCTATCGTGATATGCCATATTCGGATATGGCTAAAAAGATATTTGAGGATTATATTGTAAAGATTGTAAAACAAGATCCGATGTTTGTTAGTGGCCCAGCATTTGCCAACCAATCACAAGAGTCTTATTCTCCATCATTTTTTGATTATAAAACTGAAGGAAATAAGAGCGTTGTATTTCCTTATTGGTCGCCATTTTATGCAATAAATTGGTTGGCTAATAGATCACATGGAATACTAGACAACAAACTCGGCTGTGATTATTTGTTTTTTCAACAACTAAATGGAATCTATAATTTTGTTCCTGTTTCTTATTTCAAGAACAAAGAAGTAGTTGCAAGTTATACAAGAATACCAAGCGATAAAACAAAAGATATGATGCAATACAAAAACATACAAGAATTTATAGTTCTAAGTTATGCAGATAAGATGAAAGATGTCACATCAGGTATGTACGCATCATCATATAAAACTTTAGACATAACCAAAAAAACTATAGAAATTGATCTATTTAATTACTTTAATAGTTTTTATAGCACAGTTCATACGGAAGATGCCCCTAATTTATCATCTACTAATTTTGATAAAAGTGGTACTCCCAATCCCCTGATAACTCCAGAGTCTTTCTCTTTTGGAGGATCGCAAAACAATGGAGACACATACTCAACTCGTTTAGCATCTTATACAAAGATACTACCAAAAAAATCCAATAAATTTGGAGACAATGCGAATTACAAACACGAATCAATGATTGATAATGATGGTTATGAAAATTATGTTTTGCTTAGACAAAGTTTAATGAATCAAATTGGGTCAATAGTAGTTCAGATTAAAGTTTTAGGAGATTCTCGCAGAAGAGTTGGAGATATGGTAGAACTTCTCATTCCTTCTATGGAAGACCCTGCGGGAGTTGCAAGTGGATTTGAGTATGATAGGTACTTGAGTGGTAATTATATGGTTACAAAAATCAACCATTCATTCACGCACAACAACTATGAATTGATAATGACACTAGTTAAAGACTCATATGCACAGCCATTGAGTAATATTAAACAACAGGGCGAAACATTTATTTTGTCGGATGGCAGCAAGTCTATTGGTGCAGAATCAACAACAACAAGCAGAACTCCAACTGTTCCCAATATTGGTATTGGAGCAATAAGGAAATAAAATGGAATCTTATACGATACATGACCAAATGGGCAAAAATGGATTTTATTGGTTCCACGGAGATGTGGAAGACAATAATGATCCATTAAAACTTGGTAGAGTTCGTGTTCGTTGTTTTGAATATCACACGCACAATAAAGAAGATTTGCCAACAGAAGATCTTCCTTGGGCAACCATATTAATGCCTGCGACTAGTTCTTCGGTTAGCGGAAAAGGACAGTCGCCAACGGGATTACTAAAAGGATCTTGGGTAATTGGATTTTTTAGAGATGGGGTAAATTTTCAAGACCCTATAGTAATTGGTTCGTTTCATGGCATACCAGGATACCCTTCAACACCATCATTAGGATTCAATGATCCTGATGGCAAATGGCCCGATAAAGATCATCTAGAAGAACCAGATACCAATAGGTTATCTAGAAATGAATCTATTGAAAAAACAATTGTAGAAAAGAAAAGAAAAGATAAAGTTTCTGGTGTTGAAACTGCTATACAATCTTGGCTAAAATGGGACGAAAAGGAAACCCCATACGCAGCAGAGTATCCTAAAAATCATGTAATTGAAACAGAATCAGGGCATATCATTGAATTGGATGATACTCCCAATAAAGAAAGAATTGGTGTTTACCATAAAGCCGGAACTTGGATGGAGATTCATCCTGATGGTTCTAAAGTGGAAAAAGTTGTTGGCGAAGATAACGAAATAATTCTTTCGGATAAAAAGTTACTTATAAAAGGCAACTGCTACATGAATATGGATGGTGCAGTTACCACCTTAAAAGCAGCAAAAGATTTTTACATTGAAATTGGTGGTGATGTTCTAGTCCATACAAAAGGTAATGTTGTAATGGAAACAGATAAGAACTTTGAGCATAGAGTTCATGGAACTTATACTGTAGCAAGTGATGGTAATATGATGTTTGTTGCGCCAAGAATAGATTTTAATCCTGAAGGAGTTCAAACAGGATTAGCATCAAGCCCAAACCTCAGCAATGCTCAAGTATCACCATTTATTAAATCTGCAATTCCTTCGGATGCTTTAACACAATTGCAAGATAGAATGGGCAATGTGTTTTTGAACACAGATTATCTAAAAAATCTAAACGGACAATCTAGTGGAGGAAAGGGATTACAAACCGCAGTTTTACCAGACGGAACTTCCGCAAAATCTTGGGGCAACAACCAAGCCAATCTTTCAAATGTTGTAAGCGGAGAAAACAATACAGCAACAATTCCTTCAAATCTTCCTAAAGGTTCAAAGGTTTCTGATGTTGACTCCAAATTGTATAATAGTGATGAAATTGCTGTTAATAATAGAACGCAAACCTTGAAGGAAATTGGATCAGACGAACAAAATATTCAATATTCCGCAACAGAAAAATCACAAGTTGACGCTGCAATCGCAAGCCGAGCAACACAACAGGTTGAATTGCAACAGGTTGTTGGAGAAAGTAATGTTGATCTTATCAATACAGACCAAAGTATTTTGGCTGCTGGTACTGAGACAACCACAGAAGTTTCTACAACTACCGCCACAATCGCTTCCGCAGGAGGATCGGATCCTTTAGGACAAAATATTGGAGGGGTTTTGAACTCTGCGGGAGAAAGCCTATCAGCAATACCCAAAGCAATTGGAGAAACTCTTCAAAGTCTATCACCAGGAATCAATCTAACAAATGTAGTTGCAATAGGAGCAGGAATTGGATTGGGTGGTGTTGGAGGTGCTATTGGAACTTCTGTGGGTGGAGCATTTGCTGGTGTGTTGGCATTTGTAAATCCAGCAGCAGCAATTCAAGCAGTAAATACCGGAGCAAATGTTGCTACCGCAGTAGCACCATCACCATCCTCATTCCTATCATCGGGACCACAAAATATAACAAATCTGAGCGCAGTTCCTTTGCCTCCTGTGGGTGGAGGGTTGTCTGGTAATGTGACTGATGTAAACCTTGTAGATGTTGGAGCACCAGGAATTCCTACCCAAAGTTTGTATGCAGTACCTGGAGGAAAGGCAACTTTAATATCTGCTTATCCAGGAAGGTCTGATGTAGGTAGTGCCACACAGGGAATTCCTGCAATACCTATAGTAGCATTTGAATCCGAATTCCCACCAATAACTGCAAGTCCAATAGAAATAGACGGTGGCGAATTCTGATGCGATACACAAACGGAACAAGATACGGATATGGTGGTTACTCTACCGTTTGTAGTGTTCAAGCAACATGTCATATAACCGATGGATCAGAGACTTACGGTAATACTGGCCCTAAAGATTGGGGTATATGGCAAGGAAGATACAGCCATTATGGAATGAGACCACCAGAATTTTATTATCCAAACGGTGCTTACAATATTGAGGGAACTATTATATCCGAAACTACAGGTTGTTATGCTGTAGGATTGGATAATTTTAATTGTTACGGTCTTTCGGGTTCAGGACAAGCACACACTAGACAAGTAACTTATGGGCCTGGACAAACTCAAAGCAGATGTTTAATTGTTTTTGGTGGTAAAAATGGAATTAGTCAAAGTGTGCCCACTGTTATAAATTCTAGTCTTGGTTCATTTAGAGAAGGACAAAGAATAACAAAAGAATCAAAAGCAATAGCATTTTATGCTTATCCGTCTCCAGGACCCTCCACATATGGCCCTAGTGGAATATTCGCTTCTCCATATGGTGTAGTTTACGGGTGCAATGGGTGTTGTGATATCAAATATATGGTTGTTGGTGGGGAATTTCCACCAAATTTAACATTAGATATGGATACTGGTGTGGCTTATGGATTCATTTCGGAAATGGATTTGCCCGACAATCCTGAAGATAAAACCACCAAGGACTACTTCATGGAAAGATGGAGACTTCCTCCTGATTTCAAAATAACAGAAAAGAACTATGCAACAGTCGGTTCGGCTTCATCATTTAGGGTTGGACGAGGAGCAGAAAATGTTGCAAGATTTATTATAAGAGCATTTAATGCTAGAGACCCAAGAGTGTTTACCGACAGGGAATTTAGCATAGGCATATCAAACAACTGGTCTTCAGATCGTGATCGTTTAATCCTAAATATCAATAATCAATTTTATGTTGACGGAAAGCCTGCAACAAATAAAGAATACCTCAATAAAATGAAGGAAAGAGGGTTTTACGACTAATGCCAGCAGTTAGCACACAAGGGGATATATGCAGCGGACATGGTTGCTATCCGCCAAGACCAGTTATTGCTTGGTCGGGTAATGTTTTTATTAATAGTAAAGGATGTCATAGACAGTTTGATGGTTTGGGCCCACATTGCGATTCTTGCGACGATAAGCACCCATGCCATGTATCAATGAGTATACAAGGATCTTCTCAAGTATATGTCAACAGTAGACAATTGATGCGAGTTGGAGATCCTGTTGCATGTGGCTCATCCATTGCTACAGGAAGTACAAATGTTTATTGCGGAGGATAAATGACACAAGTAACAGAAATTCAGCATTGGCTAGATTCAAGTAGTGCTATAATAGGTTCTATAGGTGGTTTAATTTTGGGTGTAATTTACTTTACAAAAAAGTATAAAGAATTAAAAAATAAACAAGAACAAAATTCTTTGAATGTAAATTCAAAGGATGGGTATAAACATACCACTATACACGAATTGCTGACCTCTTTAAGAATACAATTAAATGCTGATCGTGTTCAACTAGCGCAGTTTCATAATGGTGGCAAATTCCTAGAAGGATCGCCGATGAAACGATTTAGTGTAAGTCACGAATCTTGCAGACCTGGCGTTTCAATGGAATCGGTAAATTTACACAACATTCTTGTGTCTCTATTTTGGTGTATGGTATCCATGTTGAAAGAAGATAGCCCAAAAATTAGATTAACTAGATCTCTACCAGAAGACAGCCTAATAAAAACTTACAATGAATCAAAAAATATAGATGCATTTTCTTTGTTGCCAGTAAAGAAGGAAGAATTGTTTTTAGGATTTGTTAGGGCTGAGTGGGGTAGTTTACATGATATACCCGATGATTATGATGATTGTGAAAGAATAATGGATAAGTATCGTTCTTTTATTGAATTAGAAATATTGAGAGGAACCTAAATGAAAAGTACAACTAAACTAGAAAACTTTTTGTTTGGTGACTTAGATCTTAATATGATTCCCCATCCAATCACAAATGATGTTATCGTTAAGGTTAATGAAAACGCGGTTAAACGAGCCATACGAAATTTACTTCTATTGAAAAAATTTGAAAAACCTTTTCATCCTGAAATAAGTTCAGGAATACAAGATCTTTTATTTGAAAATCCAAGCCCTGTGGTATATTCTGTTTTAAAAAGAAATATAGAAGAAGTAATAAGAAAATATGAACCAAGAGTTGAAGGATTAAGCATAAACTTTCTATCAAACGCAGATACTAATGAATTGAATGTAACCGTTAAATTTAATGTGGTAAACAGGCCACAAACTTTTGAAACAAGCATTGTCTTGGAGAGAACTAGATGAACAAGAATAACTTAAAAATAGATGCTTTAGATTTTGACTCAATAAAAAGCAATCTTAAAACATACCTTAAAGATCAACCTCTATTCAAAGACTTTGATTTTGAGGGAGCAGGCATAAACATAATTTTAGATTTGCTATCATACAACACACATTATCAGGCATTTTATGCAAATATGGTTGCTAATGAAGCATTTTTAGATTCGGCTATAATGCGAAATAGCGTAGTTTCTATAGCAAAACAATTAGGATATACACCAAGATCAATTAAATCATCACAAGTTTTTATTGATATAGAATTTTTAAACGGTAATACCTCGCAACCTTCTTTATTATTAGATCGTGTAAAAAGCGGAAATGCTTTTATAAATCGTGGAGATGTCTTTAGGGGAAAATTTCCTGGAGGCTCTTACTATGATTTTGTCGCTACAGAAGATACTAAATTAAAAATTGTTAACAATATAATAAAAGCCACAAATGTAAAATTATTAGAAGGATCGTTAAAAACATATTCATATGTTGTAAACACATTTGATCC